AGTGGGCTACGAATCTGCTTAGGGAACCCATGTGGCAGGAGATGATGGAAGATCTCCGAGGCACAGAGCTTAATAAATTTGTTAATAGTAATTATGGTGAGACTGAGATTAGGGAACAAGCGTATATTCGCCTCCGAGTCTTGGAATCCGTTGAATCCTATCTTGAAAGCGTCGCTGCTCAGAAGATGATTGACGAGAAAAGGATGAAGATTTTGTAACCCGCATCGGGCGGTTCCCGATATAATTTAGGAAACTTATGAGCGATACTCAAAACACGACACCTGAGGGTAGTGGTGAGTTAACGGTAGAAGGTGCAGCTAACGCTTTCTTGAGCATGATGAATCGTGAGGATGGCTCCGAACAGGAACAACCAGAATCCGTTTCAGAAGCTAACGAAAGCGAGGCCGAATCTGAGGAATCGAGAGAGGAATCAGAGGTAGAACAAGAAGATGACGATGGTGAGCAAGAGGAACCTCAGAAATTCCGTGTCAAAGCCGCTGGCGAAGAACGAGAGGTCACCCTTGATGAGCTTATCAAGTCTTATCAACTTGGCACTGATTACACCAAGAAATCGCAAGCTGTAGCTGAGGAACGCAAGGCGGTTGAGGCCGAGCGCCAAGCGGTTCAAGAGGCTAAGGCTATGCGCGATCAATACGCGCAGCGGTTGGAGATCATCGAGCAGATGTTGAACCAGCCACAAGAAGCAGAGGATCTGGATTATCTGAAAGAGACTGACCCTATCGGTTATGCCGTGAAGGTCGCTGAGATGTCTCAGAAGGAGAAACAGTTAGCGCAGGTTCGTGCTGAACGGGAAAGAATCTCGCAACAGCAGGAATATGACAGGCAACAACAGATGAGGCAGACGATTGCTGCTGAGTCCGAGAAGCTAGTTTCTGCGATCCCTGAGTATGCTGATCCTGAGAAGGGCGAGACAATCCGTAAGGAAATCCGCACTTTTGGTAAGCAGATGGGGTTCTCTGATGAAGAATTGGCTAATGTGTTTGATTCCAGAGCCGTTCTGACGTTATACAAGGCGATGCAGTACGACAAGTTGCAGTCTGCAAAGCCGGGGATTACTAAGAAGGTTGCGGAGGCTCCAAAGGCGATTAAGCCCGGTGTTTCTAAGCCTAGAGATAGTAATTCTGAGGAAATTAGGAAACTGAAGTCACGAGCTAAGTCCACAGGAAGTATTAAGGATGCGGCAAGTGTATTTGAACGCTTTTTATAAAGGATTGAATCATGGCAATTTATAACGCCTACGACGCAATCGGTCAGCGCGAAGATTTGACCGACGTAATCTATGACATCTCGCCTACCGAGACTCCATTCATGAGTTCGATTGGTAAGACCAAAGCTACTGCTGTTTACCACGAATGGCAGACTGACTCTCTGGCTGCTGCTACCACCAACAACGCTGCTGTTGAAGGTGCTGACGCTTCCGACGCTACTCTGTCTCCGACTACTCGTCTTGGTAACTACACCCAGATCCTGCAAAAGACTATCAAAGTCTCTGGCACTCTGGACGCAGTAAACAAGGCTGGTCGTAAGTCGGAAAAGGCTTACCAGTTGGCTAAGGCTTCACAAGAGCTGAAGCGCGATCTAGAAACCATCCTGCTGTCTAACCAAGGCCGTTCTGCTGGTTCTAGCAACTCTACAGCCCGTAAGATGGGTTCGCTGCTGTCATGGATCAAAACCAACTCGTCTGTTCAGACAAACGGTGGCGATCCTACGACTATCGGTGTTTCGACTCGTACTGACGGTAATACCCGTACCTTTACTGAAGCTCTGCTGAAAGAAGTCGTGGCAGAAGTCTTTACTTCGGGTGGTTCGCCTAAAGTCCTGATGGTCGGTGCTGCTGGTAAGCAGAAGGCATCTAGCTTCACTGGTATTTCGGCATATCGTTACAACGTCAACGGTTCGGCTGCTCCTGCTGCCATCGTTGGTGCTGCTGACATCTATGTGTCGGACTTCGGCAATATGTCGGTTGTTCCTAACCGCTTCATGCGTACCCGCGATGCTCTGATCCTTGATCCTGAGTACGCTGCTCTGGCCTATCTGCGTCCTTTCCAGACTATCGAACTGGCGAAAGCTGGCGATGCTGACAAGACTCAGGTTCTGGTCGAAGTTACGCTGGAAGTCAAGAACGAAGCTGCTCACGGTATCGTTGCTGACTTGAATATGTCGCTGTAATTGAAATAGCCCCTGACCTTATGGTTGGGGGCTTTTCTACGAGGATTTATGGACTATAGACAACAGGTTGTACATTCGGACGGTGATGGTGGTATCGTCATCGAAACTAAACAGGACGTTACTGACATTCTTGAAAGTAACAAGCAAATTCTGGAGGCAGACAAGCAAAGAACCGGACATCTTAATGAAATGCACCATGTAGCTCGTATCCCTTTTACGGTCATTGATGACTTGAATAAAAAGGGAATTATGAAGGGCTTTAATATCATTGATGACGTTGCTTTTGCTCGTTGGCTCAATAGTTCCGATAATGCACAATGGAAAGTCTATAGGGGAACCATATGATCGTTGGAGTTTGTGTACCAGCTAGGGATGAAGTTCACACATCGTTTGCTTTTGATTTCGCCAAGATGGTTGGCAGGGATTCTAAGCATCGGTGTTCTAAAGAAGGCAACGGGCTAAAACTCTACACGATGGCAGGAACGCTGATATTCGATCAGAGAGAGAAGCTAGTAGATGCTGCTCTGGCTGAAGGATGTGATGCGATTGTGTTTATTGATTCAGACATGAGGTTCCCGGCTGATACTATTGATATTTTGTTAAGCCGTGAAGTACCGATTGTTGGGGTTAATGCGGTAACGAGAAGGAAGCCAACACTGCCTACTGCGTTGAATCTTCAGATTGAGAAGGATGAGAATGGCAAGATCATTCATCATGCTTGGCATAAGATAGATTCGATGGATAAAGAGGGCATAGAGCCTGTTACAGCGGTTGGTTTTGGTGTGGTGATGATTCGTAGGGAAGTCTTTGAGAAGGTTCCTAAGCCTTGGTTTGATGTGGGTTGGGGATCGAAGGGAATCATTGGCGAGGATGTGCATTTCTGTATCAAGGCTTTGGATGCCGGGATTCAGACTCATGTAGATCACAGTCTTTCAAAGCACATTGGTCACATTGGCACTTACGAGTATCGATGGGATGATGTAGAGGAAGGCGCTATAGAGGCGCACAATAACAGGAAATAGACATGGCATTTACGAGCTATAGCGAACTAAAAACTACGATAGCGAACTACCTAGCTCGTAGTGATCTGACTTCAGTTATACCTGACTTTATCCGGTTGGCTGAGGAGCGTCTGCGTAGAGACTTGAGAATCCGTCAGATGTTGGTCGTTGCTACGGCTAATACTACGGCTGGTGACTCTACGGTTGGTCTGCCTACAGACTTCTTGGAGATGCGGGATATTCACCTGAATACGACTCCGATTACTTCTCTGGCTTACGAGGCTCCTAACGCCTTCTACGCAAGCACTAGAGCGACTGAAGCTGGTCTACCTAAGACTTATACGGTTTTGGCCTCAGAGCTTCAATTTTCGCCTATTCCTGACGCTGTATATACGGCTCAGATGCTGTATTACGCAAAGCCCACGCTTCTAAGTGATAGCAATACTAGCAATGTATTCTTGGCTAACTGCCCAGATGCTTTGCTGTATGCGTCTTTGGCTGAGGCTGAACCGTATCTGATGAACGATGCGAGATTGCAGGTCTGGGCTTCTCTGTATGACCGGGCGATAGCGTCTATTTCTACTGCTGACCAGTCAAGTGAGTACAGCGGTCAACCGATGGCAATGTCTTATAACGTGAGGTAAATCATGGCAGAAATGTCGAATTATCTGGAAAACGCTCTGATTAACGCTACCCTGCGTAATACGAGCTATACGAGTCCTGCGACTGTTTATGTTGGTCTTTACACTTCCGATCCTACCGATGCTAATACTGGTACAGAAGTTTCTGGTGGTTCTTATGCTCGTACTTCTGTTACTTTTGGCTCGCCAAGCGATGGCGTTACTACCAATAGTGCTGCGGTTGAGTTCCCACAAGCAACGGGATCATGGGGAACTGTAGGTTGGATCGGTATTTTGGATGCTTCTACGAGTGGTAATCTGCTGTATCACACCCCACTAGATGCGTCCAAGACCATTGCATCTGGAGACATCTTTAAGATAGCGTCTGGTAGCTTGAGTGTAACCTTGGCGTAAGGGGTAGAAAATGCCTCTGGTCGTTAAAGATAGGATAAAAGAGACCAGTACAACATCCGGTACAGGTACATTGACGTTAGCTGGCGCTTCTGCTGGCTTTCGCTCATTTGCAGACATAGGTAATGGCAACACCACCTATTACGCCATTGTCGATTCTACTGCTGGTACTTGGGAAGTCGGTATTGGCACTTATACATCGTCTGGAACGACTCTATCCAGAGATACGATTTTATCTAATTCCTCTGGTACTACGTCTGCGATTAACTTTGCAGCTAATAGCAAGGACGTATTCGTAACCTATCCGTCTGATAAGTCTGTTCACGAGGATGCTAGCGATGTGGCCTATGCACAGCATTTAGCGGCTTCTAACGGCATTTTGCTGACCAACCAGACTGTAGGTACGTCTATGACGTTTCCAAGCGGCTATGAGGGCATTAGCGGCAAGAATACGACGATTGCCAGTGGGGTGACGGTTACTGTGCCATCTGGCGCTAACTGGACGATTGTCTAATGTTTGGCATCAATACTTATGCACAGTCTCCGTATGCTTCATTAGGTGGAGCAATACTATTCGGTGCTGCGAGTATTAACGCTTTAGCAACAGTATCTGCTGTAGGTATACGGCAGAGAATGGCGGCAGGATCAATTAACTGTGCTGCTACGGTAACGGCTAATGGCGGTAAATTAAATTATGGTGCTGGATCCATATTTTGCAATGCAACAGTAACAGCAGATGGCAAGGCAATATTCAGTGGTGCAGGTGCAATAAATGCAACGGCCACTGTTAGTGCTAATGCAACAAGAGTACAATTTGGCAATGCTGCGGTAAGTGGTACAGCAACGGTTACAGCGACAGGAATTAGGATTCGGTTTGGCGCTGGATCAATTACTGGAACTGCCACTGTAGTAGCTAATGGTGGTGTTGTTTATCAGGGTGATGCAAGTATTAACGCTCTGGCAACAGTAACGTGTAATGCTAATGCGATATTTGCTGGTGTTGGTTATGTTAATGCTCTGGCAATAATTAGTGCGAATGGTCAGATTATTGGTGAGGAGTGGTCGGATTTAACTCCAGAAGCCACTAATTGGACTGAGCAGAGTGCAGGTAGTAATGATTGGACGAATGTAGGAACAAGTAGCGATACATGGACACCAGTTTCTGCTGGATCGAATACTTGGACGAATGTAAACGCAGGTTCTGATAATTGGATGAGGCAATAAGATGCCAATAAACATTAACGGCACAACAGGGATTTCTGGCGTAGATGGATCTGCTGGAACTCCGTCTATTCAAGGTTCTGATACTAATACAGGTGTATTTTTTCCTGCTGCGGATACGGCTGCTATTACGACTGGCGGCACAGAACGTATGCGTATCGACTCCAGCGGTAACGTGGGGATTGGTACGAGTTCGCCAACAGCAAGGTTGCAAGTACGAGAAGATCAAAACGGAACGACTAGGGCGATAATTCAAAACCGAAACGGTTCCGGCACACCTATTTCTGAAGTTGCTTTTATTAGCGGCGCGTTTGACATTTCAGGCAACAGGTATGCGTACGTTCAATCAGGTGGCGGCTCATCAACCTATTTAGCTTTTGGTACTGGAAACGGGGCAACGCCAACAGAACGCGCCCGTATCGACTCTATCGGTAATTTTTATGTAGGTACTACGACATCAAGAAGCTCTTACATCACAACCGTATGTGATTCTACTTACAATGGCGTGACTGTAACAGCAGACGTTACCAGCGCTCGTACTGCTTGCTCTTTCAGAAACACAAATGGTGCTGTTGGGTCAATAACAACTAGCGGAACCGCAACTGCTTACAATACATCTTCCGACTATCGGCTAAAAAAGAATGTACAACCAATGACTGGTGCATTGGCAAAGATTTCTGCGCTGAAACCTTGTACCTATATATGGAAAACTGATGGCTCTGACGGCGAAGGTTTTATCGCGCATGAATTGGCTGAAGTAGTACCGGGCTGCGTTACTGGAGACAAAGACGCTGTCGATGCTGACGGCAACCCTGTATATCAGGGCATCGATACATCATTTTTGGTCGCAACCCTGACTGCCGCTATACAAGAACTCAACGCCAAAGTCGAAGCACAAGCAGCAGAAATAGCAATACTGAAAGGTGCAGCATAATGCCAATCAAGTTAAACACAGCTTCTGGTGGTGGAGTAATACTAACTGGTGCTAATACAGCATCGGATAAGACGATTACGGTTCCTGCTGATGACGGGACGATGATCTATGCTAATAGCAGCGGCAACGTGGGGATTGGTACGACTACTATGACCCGCAATTTGAATGTCAGCGGATCAAATGCTGCGGTTGGTGTAAATTTAAATAATTCAGGAACATCAGGCCGCTCATACAGTATTTTTTCTACTAACAGCAGTGCTGCTACTGTGGGTTCGCTTGCAATATTTGATGATACGGCGGGTTCTTACCGTGCAGTTATCGACTCCAGCGGTAATTTGACAGTCGGTGCGACGAGTATGCCTGAAGCAGCAAAGATCGGCATCTCATCATCAAGTGCTTCAGCAGTGCCGTTGGTAATTCAGCAAACCGCCGCTGGCTCAACGACTCAAAACTCGGTGGTGTTTTATAGAAACACTACTAGCACAGGCACTATTCAAGTAACTGGTACTACCACGGCTTATAACACTTCGTCCGACTACCGCTTAAAAGAAAACATACAGCCAATGACTGGCGCGTTGGCTAAAGTAGCTGCGCTTAAACCCGTGACATACACATGGAAACTTGACGGTTCGTTGGGTGAAGGATTTATCGCGCATGAGTTAGCGGAGGTTGTTCCTCAAGCGGTAGGTGGCGAGAAGGATGCAGTGAACGAAGACGGCAGCATCAAGCCACAGGGCATCGATACATCGTTCTTGGTTGCAACCCTGACAGCAGCCATCCAAGAACAACAGCAAATGATTGAAACATTACAGGCCAAAGTAGCCGCATTGGAGGCCAAATAATGAGCGTCACCATTAACGGCACTAACGGCCTTACGTTTAACGATGCCAGCACTCAGAATACTGCTGCGACAGGTTTTGGCTTTAAGAACCGCATTATCAACGGCGCGATGGTCATCGACCAGAGGAACGCTGGTGCGAGTGTGACTCCAACGAACGGGCAGTATTTGGTAGATAGG